GAAGGAACATATGATTATTGCAGAGAAATGTAGGTCAGTATTTACCGAACAGTTCCCTGCAGTATCAGAAGCCCTTGGTTGGGTCTAAATAAATTTACAATATTATCTTATTATGCCAACATATCCAGTGATTCATAAGGAATCAAAAGAGAAGAAAGAACTCTCTATGACAATGAAAGAGTATGACCAGTGGCGCAAGGACAATCCTGAGTGGGATAAGGACTGGCAAGCTGGGGTCGCTAGTGCTCAAGAGTTAGATGGTTGGCGAGGAGAAGCAAATTCTGGGGGATGGAATGAGATCCTAGACAGAGCATCCCGTCAACCTGGTGCTAACGTTACTAAAAACCGCGACTACCAATTCTAAGTATGCCACGTAAAAAGAAATCAGATCAACCAATCGGTGTCGGAATGACGGCCAAGCAGATGAAGAGAAGGAAACCTATTAATACGGATACAATGAGGGATATCACACCCCTCACAGATAACCAGCAGATCTTATACAATGCTTATGAAGCAGATAAGAATCTGATTGCTTATGGTGTTGCTGGTACTGGTAAGACTTTCATTACTCTTTATAATGCATTGCGTGATGTATTGAATCCAGATACACCATATGAAAAGATATACATTGTAAGATCATTGGTTTCTACTAGGGAAATTGGATTTCTTCCTGGAGATCATGAGGATAAGTCTTCCTTGTATCAGATACCATATAAGAATATGGTAAAGTATATGTTTGAGATGCCTACACAAGCAGACTTTGAGATGCTGTATGGTAATCTAAAAGCACAGGATACAATTTCATTTTGGAGTACTTCATTTATAAGAGGTACAACATTTGATAAGGCTATTATTGTTGTAGATGAATTTCAGAACTTGAATTTTCACGAACTTGATAGTATAATGACAAGGGTAGGTCAGAGTTCTAAGATTATGTTCTGTGGGGATGCCACTCAGTCTGATTTGATCAAGACTAATGAGAGAAATGGTATCATAGATTTCATGAAGATCCTTCGTAATATGTCCTCAGTTGACATCGTTGAGTTTGGAGTGGAAGATATTGTCCGTTCAGGATTAGTTAAAGAATACATTCTTACTAAGTTAGAACTGGGTATGTAATGTCAGTCAAAAAAATACATTATTTTGGAGTTGATACTCCTGGTGATTGTCTTGTTAAAGAAAAACTTGATGAGGAGTATATTTATTCCCAATGTCCTGTTGTTCATCATAAGAATAGCAGGATATTTGTGGCACATTCTCCCATTGATTTTGAAGCCAGGGTTGACAGAACATCAGATGGAGTCTATGTTAGGTGTGATAACCAGGATCTTCTACAATATGAGGAGACTTATTTTACTGCACCAAAACCAGTTCTTCAATTGAAGTCCCCAATGTTTTTATTTTGGACACAAGAAGAGAATATTTGGTTTGAATTTGATGCTCATCCAATGACTTCTTATAGTAATAATTTTATTGCTGTTGGTGGTTGGTTTAATTTATCAAATTGGTCAAGAACATCTAGTCTTGCAATGACAGTAGTTGATGAGACTAAATCTGTTGTTATCAAGAAAGGTGATCCTGTTTGTAAGATACGTTTTTATTCTCCTAATTTGGATGATGGAATTGTACTTAAGGAAGAGAAGAACCCTAAAGTAATTGAGAAACTTAAGACCAGGTATGCAAAGAAGCAGAGGGTAGGTTGGGGTGATAAGAATTGGAAAGGGAAATTATTTTCTGAAACAACTAAAGAAAGTAAATGTCCCGTAAGTTTTTTATTCAACAAGATTAAGACCAAGAAATCTAATCTTGGATCAATTAAAGGATTCTAATGACTTTTATCTATGAAAATCATCTAGGTGATTTGGAATTAAAAAAGAAAGAAACTCCTGGATGTAGGTTGTATGAACTACCTAATGGTCAGTGGGTTCCTTCTATTACTTCAGTAACTTCTTTTTACAATCGACAGATCTTTATTAACTGGAGAAAGAGAGTTGGTATTGAAGAAGCAAATCGTATAACAAAGAAGGCAACCACCCGTGGCACAGATTTTCACGAAGCTGCTCAAGCATATTTGGAAAATAGAGATTTGGTCTGGGAGGATTACCTTCCTGCTACTAAGTTTATGTTTCATCATGCGGCACCATATCTGGATAAGATAAATAACATACACGCTATAGAAAGAACCCTTTACTCTGAGTACCTTGGTCTTGCAGGTAGAGTGGACTGTATCGCTGAGTATGAAGGCGAACTAGCGGTGATAGATTTTAAAACATCAACCAAGATTAAACCTGAGAAATGGATGGAAAACTATTTTGTTCAGGAAATGTTTTATGCAGCAGCGTACTTTGAGTTAACTGGAATTCCTGTGACAAAACTCATTACTATTATGGTGACTCCTGGTGGTGAGGTAGAAGTATTTGACAAAAGGAACAAAGGGGATTATATTAAGCTACTAGTACGATATATAAAAGAATTTGTATCTCACAATACTGGGGCAGAACATGGAGAATGAACTAGAAAAGGCACTGAAGGATAAGTTCTTTTGTCCTGCTAGATTCGCACAAGAAATTGAAGGTATGGTACAGACTCATCAGGGTATGAACTACATCGATGCAATAGTTTCTTTCTGTGAATTAAATGCTATAGATTTAGAGTCGGTTCCTAAACTTATTTCCAAACCCCTCAAAGAAAAAATTAAATACGAAGCACAAGAGTTAAACTTTTTAAAGCGAACTAGCCGTGCGAAATTGGTTTTTTAATTCCATAAAAGGGCGAAAAAAAACCCCGCCAAAAAACCTCCCTATTACTTTTTTATAATGATGGCTGCTGATGCCTATCGATGTTATCTCGCAATGAAAAACCATTGGACGAAAGAGAAGTATGATTATATAAAGTACAGAGGTAAGGTAAGAGCAACGAATGAGGCCTTCTATAAACGTAAGGATAGATTTTGGTTTGAAAAGTTTGCAAGACAAAAAGATGATAAGGAGATAGAAGATTTTTTTGTTGCCAATTTCAGTCTGTGCTCTGATCCAGAATCATTATGGATAGGAGAGATGATAAAGGAAGGAGAAGGTAGATATCAAGAGTGGCAGAAGAAGGTGCAGTCATTAGCATATCTTTTTAAAGAAGAGTCAGAGAGTTTGTTTGTTGATAATAAATTTGATGATGTGTTCAGTTGTAAGAAGGGTCATCCTATAGTACTTAAAAAGTTTCTAGGTGGACACATAAGCTTGGAAAGTTTGGTGATCTATGATAGAATACTAGGGTACAGTAAAGACTTCGATAAGAAGTTAAAAGACCCAGTGTGGGAAACCGTCAGTAGAAGGGTGAAAAAATATTCTCCCTTCCTAAATATTGATGTATTCCGTTATAAAAAAATCTTAAAGGAGGTAGTTATCCATGGCTCTTGAAAACAGTGAAGTTCTTGAGAATCTCAAGGAACAAATAAAGACAGTTAATGAACAGTATGAGCAACTTTCTGTCACTCGTCTGAAACTGTTAGGTGCAATTGATGTACTAGAACAGATTGAAGGTAGTGCTACTGAAGAAGCATCCGAAACTGGAACAGTTGAGGTTGTTGATCAAGAGGGTGGTGAATGAGTTTCTTTGATTCAGAATTCGTAAGATCTGAGATGGCAGAAATCCATGAACTCCAAGAGGAGATTTATGGTAATGTCATGCAGTTTACTTTTATGAATAATGAAGATAAGTCAAGGCATATTATTATCTTAGAAAAGCTCATAGAGAAACAAAAGATTATGTATACACGTTTGAGTTTGTCTGATGATCCTGAAGCTAAGAAAATGTTGGATGAAATTATTAAGTCTGCTGCAATGATGGGACTACCACAAAATGTTGATATGAATATCGTCTGGAAACAGATGACTGATATGGTAGGTATGATGAAACAGCAACTTGACATCTCCTAAATTTAATCCTATAATAACAAAGTACACAAGCCGAATCCAATTTAATCCGAGGTAATCCGAATGTCTTTCGCAAGTCTAAAGAAGGCTTCTTCTCTAGGTTCTTTAACCGCAAAATTAGTTAAGGAAGTAGAGAAGGTTAATAACTCTGGTGGGGGTGCTGATGAGCGTCTCTGGAAACCAGAACTAGATAAAACAGGTAATGGTTATGCCGTTATCCGATTCTTACCTGCACCAGATGGAGAAGAAATTCCCTGGGCAAAGTTGTACTCCCATGCCTTTCAAGGCCCTGGTGGGTGGTACATTGAGAACTCCTTAACCACATCAGGTGGAAAGGATCCTGTATCAGAGTACAATAGAGAACTCTGGAACAGTGGTAATGAATCAGACAAGGATGTTGTTCGCAGACAGAAGCGTAAGCTCTCTTACTATGCAAACATCTATGTCGTAAAAGATCCTACCAATCCTCAGAATGAGGGTACAGTAAGACTGTATAAGTTTGGTAAGAAGATCTTTGACAAAGTTATGGAATCAATGCAACCAGAATTTGAGGATGAAACTCCAATCAATCCTTTTGACTTCTGGCAAGGTGCAAACTTCAAGTTGAAGATTGTTAAGAAGGATGGTTACTGGAACTATGACAAGTCAGAGTTCGCTGAAGTATCACCACTTCTTGATGATGACGATGCACTAGAAGCATTATGGAAGAAGGAATATTCTCTTGCTGCTGTTACTGCTCCTGATCAGTTTAAATCTTATGATGATCTTCAGAAACGTCTGAAGTATGTACTCGGTCAGAAACCTGCTCAACGTCCTCGTCTTGACGAAGAAGTTGACAATGAAGATGATGCACGTACTGTTGCTACGCGACAGGTTGAGACAGCAACTTCCCCATCAGAAGATGAAGATGATGCCTTTAAATACTTTCAGAAGTTAGCAGAAAGTTAACCGAAAAGTCTAGGATCATCAGCACGTTTTAAGGTTTCACTCACATACTGAGTGGAACCTTTTTTATATTCCATCATTTCTTCTAGGTCATCAAACACAACATTTAAGTAAGAAGGTTTAAGTAAGAAGATACGTCTTTTTTTATTGTTTATTTCTTCTTCGTATTGATAATTTGTTACTGCTTTTGATACTGGATTGACAGTTACTTGTTCATCTCTTGTGGGTTCATAAAAACTTACACTTTGTGCAGCACTAACTTGAACACCTTTAGGGAAAATTATAAGTCCTGTACTATCTTTAACTTCATTAGATTCATAGTGATGTGTTTCATCAAGTTTTTCATATGTACCATACTTATCTAATATATAATCTTCAAATACTTGTTGGGACAGTGGCCATTCATTGTAGATATTAACAATATTATTTGATGTAAGAACAACCCAATCTAAGTTAGGATCTCCATAGATTTCATTGGCAACATTGTCAGGACGATCATCACCTTTGATATTATATTTTTCAAAGATTGTTAGATCTTGGAAGATGTCTTCTCTCATCTTCCCTTTTTTAAAGAAGTTTTTTACCTGTGTATAGTTTGAAATAAATTGACCATCCTTGGTACGATTAACGTATTCAAAGTTTGGTATATTTCTGAAGTAAGGATTGCCCATATTAGTAACCTATGTGAGTGTCCATGTTTCTATCAACATTAGTATAATCATCATTGTATATTGGTTCTAGTTCTTGGAAACTAAATTGTAGTTCATAACTAACCATTGAACTATCTTCATAGGTAGCATAGTTACCATCGGGTGTATAACTTACATTAAATCCTGTAAGAGCACACTCCTTGATCATTGGTAGATACTCATGGTTTTTACTTCTACTTTGACCATTAATCCAGTGAAGTTTATATGTATTGGGTGACTTTAAGAACAATGTACTCTTTGTTCTTTTCACTGACATTGATTGCTTGAACATTCTAATTATTTTTCTTACAGTATTACTTTCACCTCGATCTCTAGGACTCATTCTATATGTAAATGCAAATGGTCTTAGTGATGGTGCATTAAATAGCAATTCCATATTTGGATTGACAATAGCACCTTCTTTTCTTGTTAGTATGTTGCCATTTACTCCTGCTGCTTTAGTGAAGATAGATGCTAATGCTTTTTTTGTATCTGGATCTGATGCAGCTGCTTGTGCAGTTGTTAATGCTTTATCTGCTGCACTTTTAAAATTAGTATCTTGAATAGCATCAAATGCTGTATTAGCAAGTGCTATATCCATAGGGTTCATATTATCAGGTCCCCAACTAACTGAGTTCTGATCACCAACTCCACCTGGAACTGGTAGATATACTGAACCCACAACTCTTTCAGTATAATCTGATCTTGATGATAGTTTATATGATGGATCACCTGGTTTTACTTTTCTGGTGTCATATTTTAGAACAGATATCTTTAATTTATCTTGACTTCTATTATTTCTTAATGCAACTGGATAATATAGGGGTATGTTGCTATTGTATGGTTGTTTTCTAGTGCCAGGATCATCTTTAGGACCAGTAGTTTGTGTTCTTATACCAGAATCACCATCTCTTTCTTCATTTCCCACATTACCACTACCTTGACTACGTAACATTTCTCTCAATGCACCTGCACTAGAACCTAATCCACTATCAAGACCAAATCCTTTACTGTTAAATGTTCTTGCTATTGAAGCAGCAGTATTATTATTAACTTGAGATTGGAAGTTACTTGATCTATCCATCAAGTCATCCCAACCAGCATCTGGTAATACAAAACCTAAATCTGTTGCAGCAGTATCCTTATAAGTTCTTGACCATATACCACCAGCACCTACACCTCTTGTTGCTCCAGTACTCCATGTGGCATTAGTACCACCACCAGTAATACCAGAATCTATGGCAACACTATCTACCTGTAAATTTGTTACAAAAGAACCTGCACTAGGAATACCATTAGGATCATCATTCCATACAGTATTTGTTCTGTAGGCAGTTTGAAACTTAGTACCGTCGTCTTTTGTACTTGTTCTTACCCAACTATTAGAGTTTGCTTGTCCCATATATAAGACTTTTTATTTATTTAGGCGAAATTTCGCATAAGGTATAGCCATAAGGTCATCAAGTTCTGCCCAGTTAACAACATAGAGTTGTCCTGCTAGTTCATTCCAAGTATAATTCCTTGCTTGCTGCCAATGAAAATTGAGTCCACGGAATCCCCAAGAGAATATATCTGTCACAGCAACGAGTGGATGTTGATCATATTCTATGTTAGGTGTCTTGGGATTATAAACAAAAGTATAGAATTTTCCTACGTCAGGTATTGGAGTTACAGTATCATTTAATAACTCCATTATTTCTAACATCATTTCTTCAGGATCATTGGTTCTAAGGTTGATGTCGTTTCCTACTATGCGATTAATT